TTTCACAATCTTTCTAGTGTCAGATTGATCTTTGAATATTCTATTTACAACTTCACCCAATCGAATATAGATTGAATCAGTATCAGACGCCACAACATAAGATACGCCTTTTGTTTTTAATAAATTGTCTAGAAACTTATTGACATCTTTTTCAATCCATCGAATTGTTAATTGACCTGCCTTTGTAATACCTTCTGCATGGCGAACATCAAAGTATCTGAAATACTGATTGCCAATAGCACCATAAGCACTATTCAATGCAATCTTTCTTGCCAACTGAATATTATGATTCTTTGCAATATCATTCTTCAATCTTTCATCGCCAGTTTCTTCATACAAAGATTTTGCAGCCAACATCTTATTCTTATAGATAACTCTTTCTTGATAGAGTTTATCCATCAACTCTGGAAGAAAACCTCGTTTGTCTGTTCTAAATTGAGCACCGTTAGGAGTTATAGTTCGATTATCTAAATCAGACAGATCAACCTTTTCGTTTAACATATCTACTACATTTACTTTACCTGGATCAAACCCGACCATTGTTTCAGGTGAAATATTATACTGCATAATCAAATGTGGATATAAACTATTTAAATCAAAACTACAAATCCAATTGTGAAAACCTACAACAGGATCTTTCACATATGCACCTTCAAAACCTTCAGACTTTCGAGTATCAAGTTGAGCAGGTATAACTATGTTCTTGTCTTTCAGATGATTAAAGATAATACTATCCCACATACGAACTTGACCAAAGCAATCTTGATAATTAACTTTTGCCTCATATGCCATTGTCAAATGTAATTCAATTAGTTTCATCTTATCTTCTAACCTGTCAACTAATTCTACATCTTGTATATTATACTCAATAAATTGTTGATAATCATTTTGATAAAACTCTTTGAAAGTTTCATATGGATTTTCATTCTTACTTTCACCTACTTCTACTTCACCAATGTATCCAAGTTTATAACTTTCTCGTCTAACAAATGTATGTTTACGATATAGGTCAAGATAATCTAGAGTTGCTATGCCGACTAAATCAAAATACTTTTCTTGTCTTGCATAGCCTAAACTTATAGCAGTACTCTCATGCACAATACCCCAAGGACTAAATTGTTGAATATATTCTTCACCCATAAGATTTTTAAATCTATTCATTAGATAAGGTATATCAAAGAACTTGACATTCCAACCTGTAATCACATCTGGTCTATGAGCAGTCCAGAACTTAGCAAACTTCTCAATCATATCTCTTTCAGTTGAACATTGACGCCAGATCACATCTGGTCGATCATTCACGAAGTTGCCCATACCAAAGACTAAAATCTTTTTTGTTATGTTATCTCTTACTGTAATAGAAATCAAAGGTTGAGCCGCAACACTAGGATCAGGAAAACCATTCTCACTCTCACACTCAATATCGATTGTTAGAATTTTAATCTGTTTTATATCCCAATCAATCTTATCTGGAAATGTATCTGCAATATATGGATATTGATATCTTGTATTACCGAAATATTCGAAGTTAGTAACACCTTGATATTCTTGTATCCACTTCTTAGTTTCAGAAATAGATTCAAATGAAACTTTATCTACATTACGACCATCAAGTGTTTTATATTTTGATTCTTTTTGAACTGGAATGAAAAGGGAAGGTTCGTAGTTGAGTCTATAATGACAAGGTTTGCCATCATGTTTGACACCACGAACTAGAAGTTTGCCATGATGTGGTAGAACGCTGGTATAGAATTTCATATATCTTATTATAACATAATTAAACTAGTTTGTAAAGCAACTAATCTATTTCTTGAATGGATTAATATTAACCCCTCTTGTATCATTCTTATCACTTCTCTCAATCCAAGAAGAAAGAATAAACTTTCTATTCGGATTAACATTTACTTTAAATCTAGTCATCAAATCTCTATTGATAAGAAATGTACTTTTTGAATCTTTTATTGTCAACCCAATAGGTACATCTTTGTAAAACTTGTTATTGAAAGTGATATTTACAAATACAATGGGCCTTTCATCTACTGTACCCATTCTAGTTGCTCGAGATTCGCCTTGTAGTTTACTTGTAAACTTCTTACCCTCTCTTTCCCACTTGACAATTTTATCTGATACCTCTATTTTATCAACACAAAACATAGAAGCCTTGGTACCATTTCCAGTATCGAACTTTGCTCTAACTGCTCCGTAACCTTCGATATCAATTCTTTCTTGAAATCCTGCTTCTCTAGTAAATGAGTATTTTCTATGGACATCTTGTGATAGATAATCAAATAATTCTTTGACTACATTATCTTTAGTTGTTTTACCAACATATGTATCACCTCTTTCAGAAGTATCATATAGAGCAAACTCTGAACCTATACCAGGAGAACCATTACACTCTAAAACATATATTTGTTTATCAACAATTGCGTGGTCAACTCCTACCATATAAGCACCAACAGATCGTGAAGCTTGTAATACTACTTTGTGTTCTTCATCTGATAGTTTATAAGGTTCAGTAGTTGCGTCTCTATGTCTATTCGAACGAACATCTTTCTTAGCACTAATTCTTTTTGTTGATGCTAATACTCTACCATCTATTACGATTGTACGAATATCATAATCAAATTTTAAAAACTCTTGAAGTAATAAAGCAGCACCAAACTTCCATAATGATTGTGCCACAGAAATCATACTCTTTTCAGATTCAACAATTGAAACACCAATACCTTGTGTGCCTGTAAGTGTTTTCATAATTGCAGGATACTTGCCACCTAATTTTTCGTGGGCATGAAGTAATCCTTTTTCATTTGAAATCAAAGCAGTTCTAGGTGTTGGTATATTGTCTCTCTCAAAAGAAATATATGCCGACATCTTGTTATCACAAGTAAGCATACTATTTCTAGTGTTTATCATAAACGCACCAGAGTTTTCGAATGTTGATAAAAGTGCCAATCCAGTTTCATCCTCAAGAACACCAGCTCTTGTAAAACAGATTGTCTTTGAAAGTTCAAATTCTATTTCAGTATCTTCACCATCAATGTTAGATACAAGTAGAGTACCTTTTTCTAAATCATTTTTTGATACCCATGCTTCAGATGTATTAACAATGTAACAAGGAATATTTCTCTTTTTACATTCCTTTAACAGCATATTGCTAACAACAGACTTGCTATCAGAATCGACCTTAGTTAAGATAGCAACTTGTAAATCGCTTTTCTCTACTTTTGCCTCAGTAATAAACTCTCTAAAGTTCGGTGCTTTCATTCTCTGGTTTCTTACCTATGTTATATTTTGCTTGTAAATCCCACTCACCCTTTTCTTTGAATGCTAGAACTTTAATTTGTGATAGTGGTGCTTTCTTTTCTGCAATATCGATATTTAAAATAACGATCAAACCCCAATCAGCGAGTAATTGAGCAATTGTGTTTCTTCTCTCACAATCATTGTCAGATATATTTGATTCTTTGCCATCTAAAGCAAATAGTTCTTTAAAATGAACTATGAAATATCTACCTTGTTTATGTAATATGTGGCAAGATTGAAATAACTTTTTATCTTTTCTAGACGCCACGCCTATTCTTGTTAATGTTTCTCTAACTTTTAGAAAATCATCTGGTTCTTTTAACTGAACCTCGAGCATTTGCTCTGGATGCCAGTTGTTAACTAATTCGTTCATTTTGTCCCACCTTTGAATAACTTTTCTTTAATTAATTTAATTTGTTCCTTGGTGAGTATATCAAGAGCGGACTTTGCTTTTTCATTATTATATCCATAATACTCTTTTACACACTCAATGTCTTTCAATTTATCAGCTCTTAGAAAAGGACTAAACCTCTTCTTTGCTCTAATACTATTTAGTAGAAATTGGAATTGCATATCTTTATCTAAGAAATGATTACGATTCACTTCATTAGCAAGCATTACAGTATCGGGGAACCCTGATAATATCTTATTGACTATAAATGTAGGATACTTCTTTACCCAGTCTTTATCTTCTGAATCCATTAGATTCTTCTTTGTAAAGTTTATAGCATTTAAATATTCTTTTAATTCGTACATATATTTCTCTGGTGCCCCCAAACAGATTCGAACTGCTGACCTATTGATTACAAATCAATTGCTCTACCAACTGAGCTATAGGGGCGAACATTATTTAAATTTAACTTGAGACATTAATTCAGTCAAACAAGCAACTAGATTAATTTCTTGATCTGCAACGAAGGCAGACTTGTATTGATAGTCAGCGATAATCAGAACAGCATGAGGTATTGTTTCTGGTTGTAAACTCTCATACATACTATCATAGATTTTACGGAAGACTTTCACAGGATCATTATCAATATTATTTACTACCCACTTTCTCATATCACCGAACTCTTTACCTTTAAGATGAGATACTAATGTCTTTAGATTTTCATCCGAAACATTTACAAGAATACCTGCGTCAATAGTTCCTGCAACAGAATATCTTTGCAATTCATTTATAAGTTTTCTAAAGTCTGGGAAATGTTTTTTGATTAATTCAGCAAGTACCTTTTCTTCAAAGTCTACATTCTGTTCTTTCAGAATATA